ATATTTTTATTAGCAGGCTTAGCAACCACGTTCGTACCTCTCGCTCTCTCATTTAAGCTTATATGTTCATAGGTATATATTTCTGGAATGCTCTTGTTATTTTCATATTTATAATTTAAATAATCATATAATGATGATAATGATTTGGTTTCTCTATATATATTATATAACTCCTCTTTCTTTCCTAAAAATAATTCATATTCGTAATTATTTAGTTCTCGTGGTCTTTTGAATTCTTCTTCATATTTCATCATCTTTTGGGTTATTATATTATTTTCATCACTCTTGTATTTGAAATAATCACTAATCTGCTTTTTAATTAGATTTAATTTCCCTGTTTCAACAGTTTTATCATACATATTGATATTTAGAATGTTCTTCTCAATATCTTTTAATATATCCATTTACTAATATTAAGGATAAAAATAAAGAATAAACAAAATAAACAAAAGCAGATAGATAGATTAGTTTGATAAAATGTCTTCAAACATACCCTTATAAAATGTCTGAAGGCTTTCTGCGGGTTTTAATTGCTCTTCATAAATACTTCTTGGTATATATTTAACAATAACCTTATCCTTTTTACATACTGATTTATTATTATAATAGCCTTGAATAATCATTAGAGACCCTATAAATAATAAAAATATTGCTATTGCTTTCATTACTTAATATTAAGAAATAAGAAAAAATATTAGATTAATGTACTAATAGTACTTTGTACTCCGAGTACCATGACTTTTAGTTAGTTATTATTTGATTACTTACTGAAGCCCGAGTTTCTGAGAACTCCATGCATCAACCTGTTCGATACTGTTTTTAAGCTCGGATAGCTCGATTGTTTCTGGTTCTGCGGTACCAGCTTCCTCTCCGGCAGCGTCGACAGCCGCTTCAACGCCAGGTTCAACGTCAGTTTCAGCTTCATTAACAGAAGTAGCTTCAGTCGCTTCAGTCGCTTCAGTCGCTTCTGATACAGCGACATTAGCGGTCGTAGCAAGCGACGCCTTTCTATTCTCAAAGATAACATCCTTATCATTCATATTCTTCTTATACTCTTTCATTAGAGTATTAAGTTGTGTCTCCGCATATTCTTGATTTTCTAAGCAATCCGGGTTGGGCGACCAAGGACACCAGCAACCTACTTGAGCAATATAAATATTGAACTTATTATCAATCTTCTTGATAAACTCGCTGCGATTTTTGGCCTCTTCGATAGTATCGAATACACCACGGACCTTGATACCTCGGATAGATGTTACAAAGTTATTATCGCGATGATAAGAGGTTTCAAGTTCTTGGTTATTAACAGATTTATAAAACCCATATTGCTCGCTCATATCTTTAGGATTGAAAAGATAGGCATTGTTCTCTTTGATAGAATCGACAAAGTCTTTTGAATCGCTATACTTTGCTGAGATACCGTCCAAAAGCGTAGTCATATCATTGCTAAATTTAGTAATAAATTGGCTAAACATATACGCCTCCTTATTTACAAGGACATCTTCAGGGCTTAAAAATGATAGTAAAACAAAGTTTTGCCCTCTAATCGGTTTATCCTCATCTAGATAATCAACCTCCTTTACGCTAGTAACGCTAGAGACGCTTGCGGTGCTTGCTGTGCTTGCTGTGCTTGCTGTGCTTGCTGTGCTTTCTTCTGTGGACATTTAATATCTTTTCTAATAATATATATATTATAAATCTTATATATTTTTTGATAAGCAAAATCCTAAAAATATTTTATTATATAATAATAGTATAATAAACGGTTAAATTAATAATGGAATATACTGTTGATTTTTGGGATGTTGTTATAAGACTTCTTAAATACGCTTTTGAAGGACTTATAGTTGCTTTTGTTGCTCTTATATTACCTAATAATAAATTAGATTGGAGCGAGATATGGATGCTTGCTTTAACCGCAGCTTGTACATTCTCCGTACTTGATCTGTTGTCTCCTGCTGTTTCTGCTGGAGCAAGACAAGGTGTTGGCTTAGGTGCTGGCTTCAGGATGGTAGGTTTCCCTAATGGAGTTTAAGTTTTAACTAAAATATAAATTATTATAATGAAGGTATTATTTCATAATTAAGTTCTAAACATATTTTTTTCCATATTTGGTCTTGAACGTATAGCTTTTCTCTACTTTTTAATAGTGGAAAATATTTGAGATATTCATTTAGTCCTAATATTTGAAAGAACTTATACAAAACATAACTATATGATAAAAAATTTTTCCTATCTTTCGGACAGTGCTTTAAAAATGGCGCTTGAATATTTCTAAACATATTACATAATTTATCCTCAAGCTCTTGGCTAAATTGCGGAGTGGGTATCCCGTTAATCCTGTTAATAATATAATTAATATGCTCATAATATTTATTAATCCTAAGACGTTTTAGAATATCCCTCATCTTATTATATGTTATCGTTTTCGTATCCACAATCTTCTCTTTCTTTATTTCTGTTAAAATCTTTTCAAATATTTCGTCAGGAATATCTGTGCTTTCTTTACCTTGAACCTGATTACACCATTCCCTAAAATGATTAATACGCTTATAACTAAAATGCGAAGTATCCTTAGTATTTTGCTTTAATATTGGTCTATTCTGCTCAACAAGTAGCAATTCTTGGTAACCGCAAATATTACAAATAATTATAGCATCGTGTTGTAAACAGGTCATCTGATTTTTACAATTTTTACATATCTCTATATCCTCCTCTTCAACATTTCTAACATACTTTTTATTTATTATAGACATATATTTGTCTACCAGAGAACTCTTATCTATCATATTCTCTTTAACGCTGCTAATGCTATTTGAATAGTTATATATGTTCTGATTATTCTGAATGTTTGTCGCATTAAGGTTACTGAGGTTACTGAGGTTACTGAGGTTACTGAGGTTACTGAGGTTACTGAGGTTACTGAGGTTACTGAGGTTACTGAGGTTACCGAAGCTGTAGGGGGTACTAAGACAATTATTAGATTTATGATTATCTATATGTTCGTGACGCTTATTATCGCTAATTAAATTATTTTCCATATTCAAATTATTAAGAGCATCTAAAACATTTATTGTTGTCGCTGAAACAGATGATCTCTTTTTCTTGGAATCATTCTTGTAGATCTTCGGTTGCCTGCTCAATAATTCACTCGAAGAAATACAGATACCATTAGATATAGAAGTGTGTGTATTACTTATATTTGACTGCTTCTCAACAGTATCATAATATTGAAATAATATGTAGCTTGTATTTTTATAATATTCGACTTCATTATATGAATCTAACTCTTTAATATTGTTTTTAAGTTCAATAATTTTCTCTCTTATAATAATATTGCTAGTCCATAAATTATTTACGTATTCCTTGTCGTTAGCGTGAATACTCTTGTACGTTTCTATATTTTCCATAATAAGGTTAGACTGAGCCTCTAAATCTAATAACAATATCTTGTAGTTCTCTTTGTCTTTGTTAGTAAGCTCAAACTTCTTTATAATATTGTTATGCATCGCATCTAAAGTAAAAACCTCATTATTGTCGGAAATATATTTTTTTTTTGATGATTTTTCTTTGAACATCTTTATAATAGAATAATTAATATTAATTTTTATATAATAAAATCTAAGTAATACATATAGATACATTTAATTGATATTTTTTTCTCCTCTAATAGTATAAAGAATATAGCGTAAATGGGTGGTGGTCTTCTTCAATTAGTAGCTTACGGAGCACAGGATGTTTATTTAACTGGTAATCCTCAAATTACCTTCTTCAAGGTTGTATATCGTCGTCATACTAACTTCGCTATTGAGGCTATCCAACAAACCTTTAACGGAACTGTAGGATACGGACAGACTGTTAATTGCCAGATATCTCGTAATGGTGATTTAATTAACCGCGTGTATCTCCAAGTCGCTTTACCTAAGATTGCTGATATCGACGGTCTTAACGCTTACAATAACGTTGGTGCACGATACGTCAATTACATCGGTCTTCGCCTTATTAAATCAGTCCTTATTGAGATTGGTGGCCAGCAAATAGATAAGCATTACTCTGACTGGCTATATATCTGGAATGAGCTTTCCCTTCCTCGTGGCAAGCGATACGGTTATGATACTATGGTTGGTGCCGACAAGGATATCACTTCGTTCAACAACACAACCCTCTATATACCCCTTGAATTCTGGTTCTGCCGCAACGTTGGTCTCGCCCTTCCTTTAATCGCTCTTCAATATCACGAGGTTAAGATTAAGATTGATTTCGAAACCAAGGCCAATTGCCTCATCTCCCTAAAACCGACCACCTCGACAGACTCAGAAACCTATGTCCCAGGCATAGGTACTGTAGCCGAAATCACCGATATGTCTCTATGGGTCGATTATATCTTCCTTGATACTGACGAGCGTCGCCGTTTCGCTCAGCTGTCTCACGAGTACCTCATTGAACAACTTCAATTCACCGGAACTGAAACTCTTAACGGCGGTTCTACTAATCGTGTAAAACTCAACTTCAATCACCCCTGTAAGGAACTTGTTTGGGTCGCTAAGCCTAACAACTTCGCCCGTAAAGCCTGCTGGTATAATTACACTGATACTGATAATGTTGATTTAACTTCAGCATTAGTTACAGCGCAATTACCTGCCCCGATAATTGGTAATACTAATATCACTAACTTCTCTGCTTCAAATTATATGGCTGGTTTCAACTTCGGTAATACCAACTCCACTCAAATAACAGCATCATCTCCTTTCGCGGATACCATTCTCCAACTTAACGGCAATGACCGTTTCAGCGTTCGCGATGGAACTTACTTCTCTTATGTACAACCCTATCAACATCATACTAATATCCCAAGCAACCCTGGTATCAACGTTTATTCTTTCGCCCTCAAGCCTGAAGACCATCAACCGAGCGGAACCCTAAATATGTCCCGTATTGATACTGCTACTCTTATGGTTACTACCAAGAAGGATTTAACATCTGCTTTTACAGGCACCCCTGCATTAACCTATGATGGTATCAATATATACGCAGTCAATTATAATGTTCTTCGTATCCTTTCTGGTATGGGTGGCCTTGCCTATTCCAATTAAATAATGTATGTATCATATATTCATTTTATTAAATTACAAAATAATACTTTGTACTTTGTACTGTGTAATTTAATAGGTGTTAATAATCAATCCTTTTTTTTTTCTCCTCTAATAGTATAAAGAATATAGCGTAAATGGGTGGTGGTCTTCTTCAATTAGTAGCTTACGGAGCACAGGATGTTTATTTAACTGGTAATCCTCAAATTACCTTTTTCAAGGTT